TCGTCAAACGATTCTGCTATCTTGAGTTCATAGACACCCGAACTTTCTAGCTTGTCTACGAACTGATCGAACTTCTTGGGGTCTTTTCGTGAGGTCACGATCAGCTTGACGAACTTCTTATCAACGCTAGAGTAGTCAAACTCCTTAATGTCCGTGTCGTCTGTGTATGTTAGCTTTTGGAATATTGTAAGCGGGTTTCGGACGGGAGTAAAGTCTTTTTTCTGAGTATCAATGACATGAAAGAACTTTGGGTCATCTGCATCCGCCCATGTGAACTCCATCTGCGACCCAAGATAGTGAATATTACCCTTGCTGGACTTAGTGTGGAAGTGACCCGACAGAACTGTGTCAAACCTTTCAAATGGTTTAGGATCCATACCATGAGAGTTCAGAACACCTTTCATCATCTCAAACCCTGTCAGCTCAAGATGACCACCGATCCATTCGGCATCGCAGTTCTTCAAGAACTTCATCGAGTCTTCATGATTCTCAGGATTGATCCAAGGCAGTAGCCCAATGCGTAGCCCATCGTAATCCAAGACTTGCGGCTTCATGACAATATTGACGTTGTTGGTATAGTACCCAAGCAACTCCTTTAGCGTACACATATCATTGGTGGATTTGTAGAACACGTCATGGTTGCCCGGAATGATATCCATACTGATACCTTCGGCTTTCAACACATCAAGAAAGTGCTTACGATTAGCGTTCATTGCCTTGACGTTGATACGCTTGCGATCTTCGTAGTAGTCACCCAAGTGAATGATGTTCTTGATACCGTGTTCCTTCAGGTACGGAAAAAACACATCAGTATAGAACCGTTCTTGGTACTCGATAAAAATGTCAGATGAACTGCGACAGCCACAATGAGTGTCATTAAGAACTGCTATTTTCATAATATAAATTCCTATTTCATAAAGTGTTCAACACCACGAGCCTTTTCTTCCTTGGCAAATTCCTTGATACTTTTGTCTGTCTCTTTAACTTTTTCAATACGAGTACGGAGTTGTTCAACAAACGCTTGATTGTCAGAAGGATTATACCCATCATTTCCGTCATAGTGAACAAGGTCTTCGACCGAGCACTGTTGCATGTACTTGTTCTTTATCTCCATTTGCTTCTTTTCCTTCTCTAGCCTACGGAGAAAAGCCCAGTAACATATCTGAGTGAAGTATGCGAACGCATTAGGGGAACCTGTTCGAGTGGTTTTTTCGATGTCGTAATTATTGACTGCCTTCAGACAGTTTTCAACTGCATCCATGATCATTTCTTCGACATACGAGTATCGTCTAAAGTTAGACTTATCGGATAGGTGCTCAGCAATGTCCAAGAAGCATTCAGCCACATAATTAGGTACATCGGGTATGGGCTTACCTGTTGCTTCAGCGGCTTTTACCGTCTCGACGTATTTCTGAACTGCCAAGGAAAAATCCTTGTTATTCACATAATGAGTGTTACCTTTCTTTTCTTCAGTCATGCTACATTATCCATCAATAATCAATAATTATACTACAATTTTAGTGTTGTGTGGTAATTACAACTTTTTTCATAAAATACTTGACAACTTTTAATTTATCGTATAAACTACATCTTCGGGTGCGGGGGTAGTATTACTATAAAGGGATGTATTAGTGTATCGTATGAGTAGATGTATCAGCTTCTATAAACTCATCATCATCATCAGTAAAGTCTAACTCGGGTGAAGGAATAGATGACTCATTAACACACATTGAAATGTACTTTTCTTTAACATCAGTATCACACTCAACAAAGGTTATAATATGAAGTTTAGATAATGCACAAATAGAAGTATCACTCATAGGCAACCAATCGGTAAAGTAGTATGAAGTGGAGTTAGCGTCAACAAGACCAGAGTGTATTTGAAACGGCTTCTTTAGGTAAACTGCATTATCCTCTTCCTTGGATACGTAGGAAATGATCTCATCACCCGAAGATAGTTTAAAGTGCCTGATATCTACATCGTTCAGTTCTTTCATAGGTTTACCTCATATATTTTGAATTTGAAACGTTCTCTACTATATATACTGATTCTTTCCCCTGCATGCCTGAGAGTATGATTCTTGTGAGTATGATAATGAAGGTCATCAGCAATGTCATACAGCTTTGTTGTTCGCCCATCATCTGACTTTCGTAGCCCTCGACCAATAGACTGAAGTACTCGAACCTGAGATTTTGAAGGAGAACCAAATATGATGTTATGAATATTGCGAATGTTGATTCCCGTAGAAAATGTACCAAAGCTAGCAATGATGATAGCGTTTTTCTCTTTCTCAACAATGCCTCTGATACGCTCACGGTCATCTACATCAGTAGAGCCAGAGACAAAGAACACCTTACGTCGCTCATGAGCACTTTCCTTGATAAGATCGTACAGTACTGCCCCATGCTTTTCGACAAATTGAAACAAGACCAAAGTGTTACCGTCCTGATCCAAGGCAAGGTTAGAGATAAAGTTGTTGCGCTTTTCGTTCGACACCAAGAAGTCTAGTTCCTTTTGGTAATCGGCTTTCTTCATCTGAACACACGACTCAGGCGGATGCTTGAGCAAGAGGATGTTTATTTTTAGGTCAGACAATATCCCCTGCTCGATTAGATTCTTGGTGGTGATGACCTTGTATACAATACCGAACAGACCTTCAAGCACTAGCTTGCTAACTGCTGTTCCGTCTAATGTGCCAGTAGTGCCTACACGGTAGGCAGCGTCACGTAGATTTGACATAATGGATACTAAGGACTTAGCCTTAAAGGTATGCGCTTCGTCACCAAAGATTGCCCCAAACCTGTCGAACCATGAATTCGGTAACTCGTATGCCGATTGCCATGTAGTGATCACAACACGTCCAGAGATATCAAATTTCTCTTTTCCAGCGTAGATGATATGCGTTTCGTCATCTGCATTAAACGACTCGTCATGAGTAGAGTATTCTGCAAAGTCGGATTGCATTTGCTTGACCAAGGCAGTAGTAGGTACAACCACCAAGATTTTCTTGTCCGGTGGCATTTTGTCTAACAAAAACCTAATAGCCAGATATATAATCAAGGATTTACCCGATGCAGTAGGCGAGAGTAGTAGCGTATTCTTTTTTCGTAGGGTATGACTCACCGCTCGAACTTGATGTTCGTTTGGTGTAATGACCTTGCCGTTAGACCAAAGCGGTAGATCAAAGACCCATGAAAAGTCGTCGGTGCTTTCTGCGTCTGGATAACCGTAGTACGCATCTCCTTCGACTTCTAGCTTGTAATCTCGACCCTCGGTATTGGCGAATTCTTGTAGGTAGCGGTAAAGCCCAATGTACAGTTTCTTGTCCCTTGAGTTGTACAAGCGGATTTTACCGTCCCAGTGCTTCTTCTTGTACCGTGGATCAAATTTGTAGTTATTGGCAAAAAAGGTAAAAAAGTCCGTGATCTCATTCATGACCGAAGGAGATGCTTCTACATGTAGGTACGCATGATTTTTCTTACGGACTTTTATTATTTCCATTACATTCCTGAAGTGAATCGTCGCCATTCGATTGCATTCTTGATGGTCAAGTGCCTCCACTTGATGCTTTCGAGTATATCGCTTAAGGTACTTATAAGGGTTTTGGTGTACTCGATTTGAGCTTGAGCCGCTTGAATGTGTTCATCGGAATTGTAGAAGTGATCCATGTCACCCTTTAGTACCTTCAAACCACTCAGAGGATCGTACCCCCAACCACGGGAATCCTGTTCCTCTTTAGTCATTTTTCCGTTATACCATAACCATTTGTCCTTCAAGAGTTTCTCAAACGACAGTTCCTGTTTCTTGAGTTGTAGCTTCGCAATGCCTAGTAGCTCAAGGTACTTAGAGTGAAGTTTGGGAGTGTCTAGTGAAGTGGTATCTAGATTCACATCATCAATCACACAATCTTTTTTCCACATTTCAATCACATCATCTAGCTTAATCATAATGTCAATAAATCCTAAAGTAAGAATAATGAAAAGTTGCACTTGCCAACAAGTACTCTGCATCAGTAGCCGTGGCATCAAACTCCAGTGACGATAGGTTAGTAGGGAACGCAGAAACGAACTTAAATTCCCTGACCTTGTTGTTATGCGAACCTAGTATCAACAACGTCACGTCACGGTATTTATTAGGATCTTCGTCTACTGTCACGCCACCGTACATCCAGTCGTGAATTTCAGTATAATTGGTAAAGTCTTCGTCTACCAAGAAAGACACAGTAAGGTCTGTATATGTTAGCTTATCTGGACTAAATCCGACGTTCCGTTGCGGTCGAGCCACGGGTGCGGCTTCTGCTGTAATGTCGGGTAGCGTAGCTCTTTGCACCGTGAACATGGCGTTCTTGTACTTCAACCCATCGATCAGTAGCCTAAAATTCTGAGGCAATGCGAACGAAGGGTTAGACCGAAGCGTGTCCGGCGAATCGAAGTTTATGGGGTTGTCGTCGTATATCATACTTTGCCTTCTGTAGCAATTTTGTGATTAACATCTCGGTGACCAGCTTCATCATCCCTAACCACAATCACAACATCTCTTAAAGTAGCGTTAGGCGAAAGATTCCAATACTTTATTGCAATGTCAGGAGCTGGTGTATCTGCAATCCTGCCTTCATCAATTTCCCTTAAATATTCAGTATACGAATACACAGCTTCTTCTTCAAAATATCCCACAATTCTGTGAGCAGTTTTAGGGGATATCAAAAAAATAAAAAAGTATAAATGCCAAAAAATCGCTTGAGCTGATAAAATGATAAACCGCTCAAACCAGTTAGGTTTTGCAATTTCAATAAAGGTCATTAGGTGCATGCGTTCGTTCTCTGCTTCTGCTAGTAGCGTTCGAATCAATGGACCGTATCCCGGACGTAAACTCCTTAGACTTTTTAAATGAGTCCACATTCCACCAACCATACCCGGAACAGCCGCCACCGTTTCCAACACAACTGCCCTGTGACCATACCTTTTTTCAAAGAATGTGTCGGCAAACCATCTCATTGTTTTTGTAAACTTAAGTGCAAATTTATCAGAAAAAGTTACAGGAACGTAATGATTCATTTTAACCTCCATATTATACCTGTATTTATAGGCAAACAAAAAAGGGAAGGAACCGAAGTCCCTTCCCTTTTCTATACCTTAATTAACAAGGTACTACTTGAGTTTAACCCTCGCCGAGGATGTTCTCAACCTTAAAGATACGATAGTACTGGTTGCCACGAGCAACGCCAATATCGTTCTGAGGAGTTGTACCCACGAATGGATTCGCAACCATGCCATACCGAGTCTTGAAGCCGATTTTCGGCTGGAAGGTATTCTCACCAACCGCACGAACCATCGTCAGAGGCACGTATGGGCAGTAGAACATACCAGCGTCATATGGGCTAGCACCACGGTAGCCAATGGTCAAGTAGTTGACCGTAGCATACGGATCGATGTAGACCTTCATACCACCGTTCAACACACCAGCAAAGGTATTACCCGTATCGTCAATCGTCAGATTACCGTTAGCGGCTAATGCAGGAGCATAGTCCAACATACCCGAGCTTTGGAGGGCAGTAGCAACATCCGAAGAACAGATGATGAAGTTACCCTTACCACGACGGGTTTCACGGGCGATTACGTTAGCTTCACGACCGAGTTGAACCAACATACCCTTGTACTTCTCAACTGACCAACGACCGTCAGCGTCAACGTCAAGGTCAAAGACACCCGGAGTTGCGAGATCGGACTGTTGAGCACCGAGCTTGGCACGTGAGTTAATCGTACGGATCAGTTCACGGTTGATTTCAGCTAGAATTTCAGCCGACAGAATGTTGGCGAGTTCGGCTTCAGCGTCCAGACCATGAACAGCTTTCAAGTCCTGAGCCAGTTCCATCGTGTATTCAGCTTTCAAGGCACGTGTACGAGCCGTCACGGTTGCCTTTTCGATCGTGAATGACATTTCTGGGAAAGCATTGCCCGTGGTATCACCGAGAGCTTCGCCTTCTTGAGTGGTCATACCGCCACCGAAACCGAAGTTATCGGCAACATCGTCACCACCAGTTGGAACCGTATCGGTGCCCGGAAGTGAAGAAGAATCGCCAGAGTGAGTACCGTTCTTGACCGTACCCGAAGTGCCGTCAAAAGAAGACGAGCTGTAGTCGGTATCGGCTTCGTTGAACAGAGCTTCCGTGGCGTTCAAGCGGTTGGCATTGTCGTTGTAACGTGACTTCATGGCAAAGATCAAGCCAGTTGGACCAGCCATGGGCTGAACACCAGCAATATCATATGCAATGAGGTTAGGCATAGCACGACGAACCAACGAGATGAGAATAGGATCCCAGTTGTTGATAGCACCAGTGCCACCAGAAGTAGAGTTAGTGGGTGCGGCTTCGTTCAAGTACTGAGCCTGACCACGCTCTTCGGCGATTGACTTTTCGGTGTTTTCAAGAACAGCGGCAATCACTGACTTCTTGTACCGATCGTTTAAAGTGGGTGCGCCTTCGGCTTCGAGAACCGGACTCCACTTTTCGACTAATTTTTGATAGTTAACCATTAGTTATCTCCTATGGGTTTTGTTTTTATTATTGAGATTTTTTGATGGCAGCGACATACTGTTCCATCATTGGTGAGATTTCTGAAGTTTGAGTTTCCTCATCGAGCATCTCTTCTTCGCCAAAGGCAGACCGGATAGTACGCTTGAAGTAAGATTCCTTGACCGTGGCGACCTTTTGTTCAAAGGACTCTTCTGAATCAAAGGAAATATCTTCGACAAGTGACTTTAGCTTTTCGCCTTGCGCTTCGGACAAGTCCTTGGCGGCTTCACGAATCACTGAGTCACGAGCATATTCCTTAACTGCTTCAACGAGTTCGATGTTATCTTCAACAGCTTTATTGAGTTGCTCTTCCAGCGAATCAACCTTGTCGGCAAGACCGTCAACCAGATCAATCTTGGATTCAGGAACTTCAATATAGTGCTCATTGAACACACCTTGCAGAGCATGCATGAAAGACTCAGCAATCTCGGCACGGAGACCGTTCTCGATTGCAAGTTTGTTTTCTTCCATCCACGTTTCGACAACGTAGTTCAGATAACCATCAACCTTTTCGACCAGACCCTCACGGATAGATGCTACTTCTTCGACGAGTTGATTCTCGTACTCTTCATCTAAACGCTCAATATGCTCGTTCAACTTAGAAGTCAAAGCGGCTTCAAAGATGACCTCAGCTTTTTCCTTAAAAGACTCAGATAGCGTAGCCTCGGATTCAACCAATGCGGTCAAATCTTCGTCAAATGCACCTTCAACGTCTTCTTTGGTCATACGATCTTTGGCTTTTGCAATTCCAGCTTTACGCTTTTTTGCTCTAGAACCAGATGCTACTAATGGCGAATCCCATTCCATTGAATCAGCGGCTTTGCTCACGTACGAAGACAAAGTCTTCTTGGACAACTCATCGAGCTGATCGAACTCTTCGGAAACAATAAATTCCTCAAGCTGATCATAGGTCAGGTCTTCAAACTCAACGCCTTCTTTAGCCATAATCACTTCACGCACTTTGGCGGAAACTTTAGGCATCGGATCGGCATTTTGCTTGTCGCCTTTGCGAAGCGGTTGCTTCTTAGTTTTTTCACCACCAGCGTCAACAGCTTTCACTGCATCGTGCGGTGCGGTAGTTGGGTTATGACCCCTTTCCTCTTCGATTCCCTCGTAATCAACTTCAACGTCGTCAACGAGATCATCTTGGAGGTATTCATGGTTTTTAGGATCCATGTGTATACTCCTATTGAGTTAAAGTTTTGAGAGGAAATCTTGAGATTTCAGTCTCACACAATTTCAAATTTCCCCATGATGGGGAACCCCATAGCACAAACACTACTTTCTTAATAAGTACCGCTTATCTCATTAAGAAAATCTTTGAACAGCTTGACTTGCTGTTCGGCGATTTGCCTTGACGGCAATCGCTTAATCTTATTCTTGTATTCTTCGGCTTTTACTGCTACAATACCGTTATCGGAGTAAAAGTACTCGACACCTTCCATAATTCCGTTTACGAATGCTTCATTGGCACTTGGATCTTGGACGATGTCCACGGTAGCCAACATAAAGTCAGGTTTCACGTACGAAGCACCACCACGTTGATCTAGGCTTCCCATCCCACGTGAAGATACGCCTAACTGAACACCACCTTCTAGCAAACCACGAGCAATACGCCCCATTGGAGTGTCTAGGATAGTAGCCTTACCCATTACATTGTTACCGTCCCAGTTGAGTTCAGTAATTTTGTGAGAAACCTTGTCTAGGTTGATAGTCGGACCATCGGGGTGATTTAATTCACCGACTGCTCGGTTTCTTTGAACTTGTTCGGTAATGTACTTGTTGACTGCACTCTCTAGAATCGACTTAGGATAGATTCGACCATTTCGATTACGTTTCTCAGCCTGCATGAAGATACCTTCGATCATGCTACGCTTTTGTCCAGTCTTCTTGTCCATTTCGGTGATATACTGAACTTCTTCTATGTTTTCTGTTATTAGTTTCATACTGGATAACTCACCGAGGTAAACTTAACTGCAGAGTTGGCAGAATACAGCTTCCAACCTTTGGGTTTATCGACAAAGACCACTTCCTGACCAACCAAGGTCATAGAACCAACTAGGTTGTCGTCAGCGTCAATTAGTGTTACAATATACGCTGTAGATGAAGCCGTGTTAACAACCCGCACCACGTTTGCATCAGACACGGTAATAGCCGTACCCGAAGTGGTGGGCGATGCAACTTCTGCGCTTAATGGTCTAAATCTTGCCATGTTTTATTCTTGTTCTAGTAGTTTGGCAAATTGCCGTATTTCTGTTTCTGCTTCTTTTGCTGTACGATACGAATCGTCCAGTTGTTCCCCATCAAAGTATGCAAAGAACTTAGAACCCTTTTGACGGATTTCAGCTTTGCGGTCTTTGACCTTAAACTTCTTGACCGTTTCTTCGTTTAAAGACTCGGTCAGTGATTGTCTAAATGACTTAAAATCAAGCATCTTCGTCTTCGTCTTCGTTACCCGCCACTGGAGGCATAATGCCTTGGGCGATTTGAATCTTCTCAGCTTCAAGGTACGAATCAATCTTGTTGCTCAGTAAGGTATTAAAGTTGGCATTAGCGTCTGCCATTTCGCCAGCGATTACCGAGTCTACAAAGTTTTCAACATCATTCATTTCATTACTCCTTTATTACCTATTATTTATAAAATTAGAAGTTTCTACCACCGCCAAAACCACCACCTCCCTGACCTTCTTCGGGTTCAGGGAATTCTTTCTTTTCCTTCTCCATCTGTTTGTCGATTTCCTTTAGATCTTCGTCAGATTGGTGAAGGACGTTTTTCCGTATCCACTCACGGGAGTAGTACATGCCAACATAATCGTTGATCTCACGTAGCGTAGCCAAACGATCTCTCAGTACTTCGGCTTCCTTGAGTTCGGAAAAGTAGTTATCCTTCAGGAAGTCAACATAGATGTACTGTGAAATATCATTCCACTCGTCTTCGGTAAAGATACCCTTTAAGAGTAACTGAGTCTTGAGCAAGTCCAAAAACAGACCAGAAAACTTTTTTCGTAGTCGCTGAACAAACTTATGGAACTTCAACTCATCACGAGTAATCTCAGTGGTTCGACCCATACTAAATGGGCTTTCCTGCTCAAGTCGGTTTACCGGAACATTAAGCGAGCTGTACAGCTTCTTTTGAAAGTACATGATGTCGTCGATCTGACCTAGATTCTCACCACCACTTAGTGTGTCGATTTCAGTGCCTCGACCACCTTCACGTCTTGGTAGCCAAAAGTCCTCTAACATCGACATATGCTTACGATCGTCTTTCATCTCGCCCGTATTAGCATCATAGACCATCTTGTTACGATACTTGGACATGATGTTACGCATGTATTCTTCGGCTTTGCCTCTTGGCAAGTTACCCACATCAATATAGAAAATACGACGCTCGGGTGCACGTGCAAGACGGTAAATGACCAGCGAATCCTCCATCATGCGGAGTTGATTAACGGGTTTGAGTGCCTTGTGTAGGTACGACAGAACTTTCTTGCGAGCTGGATCTACGACCCCTGAGGTGACGTAACAAACCGAGTCCTTGGCAATCTTGAGTCCTTGATTAGACTTAGCCATAGCGTCCGACTGGTACACATAGT